GAGTTCGAAGATGACATCGCGATTTACTACGGCCGCCACCGACTTTATGTCCGTCGACATGTCGCACGGGCGATCGAAGAATTGCGGAATGTCTATCCTTCTCGGTAGGTTGGTGGACGCGCAAGAGAAAATGAATTCGCTCACGATGCGTCTCCTGCGCGGGCGGCGTCGATCTGTGCGTGAAGATCTGACGGCGCATGCCCGCTGTCATCGCCGGTCGGCGCTACTTCGTGCTGCTCGTCGCGCATGACGGGGATCGGTTGGAGAATATCTGCGTTGTTCATGGTGTGGTCCTTGCTATTATTTATTGGCGTTTTCACTACCGAGAACCCAGTGAGGCGCGGCAGTGCGATCGCCGTTGCTAGGGCTGCGCCGGCACGGGCACGGGCCTGACATTCCCGGTTGTCAGGTTGATGAATGCGCCGCACCAGGTCAGGCGTGCGTGCCGAAAAAATTCCCACAGGATCGCGAGCCCTTGCGTCACGACTGCCTGGTTAATGAACAACTCCTGCCGCTCGAGCGCTTCGGCGAGGCTGCAGCTCGGCGTGTCGTCCTCGGGAATTGTTGTGTCGATCAGCTCCGGAAGGAGGTCGTACGGCCAGCGCAGCGGCGTGCTATCCGCGGTTGCCACGTTCCCGGTAGCGGAGGCCGACGCGCCGAAAATCACCTGGCCGTCGCTCGCGCGGTTGCCAAGATCCATGACATAGCTGCCCGCCTTGTTCAGGGCCGGCGCCAATTTCGCGCGAGCGGCCGCGCTATCGACGCACATCACAACGAGATCAGGGGCGCCGCGGATGATTGCGTCGGCCCCGGCGTGCACCGGTCGGCCGCACCAGTCGAGCCCGAAAAACGCGTTGAGGCGATGCACGAGCACGACGCTTTTTCGCTGCCCGACGTCGGCCGGGCTGAACATCTGTCGGCCGACGTTCGCGGCGCTAACTGTGTCGGCGTCGAACGCGGTCACGTGCAGGCCCGGGTGGCCGAGTTCAACGAGCGCGTGATTGAGGCGTGCGAGCCCCGTCAACATTTGCGAGCCCGTGCCGCCGCAACCAATCAACGCGACCGTTACACGGCGATCGCTGAGAAACCGAGCTGGTGTTTTGTGTTGGGTCATACCGTCCTCCACCAGGGCGCGCCGACGTCGCGGCCGATCAGTGCTGCGCATTCGGTGATCGCGCGGCGTGTGGCGCGCTCGCGCTCGCCCTGCAGTGCGCCGACGTCATGCCGAGCATCGATGTCGTCATGGGTGAAGTGTCGAAACGCACCGGCGCCAGCATGAGCGGTCACGTAATCAGCGAAGTGCGTCACGTCGATGCGGGCGGCGCTCGACAGTTCGAACGCATCGGCGCGCGAGCTGATCGAATCGAACGCGCGCCATTCAGCCGATGCGTGCGGCCTTACGTGGATCGCGGTGAGGTCGCGCACCGTGTATCGCTTTGCCTCCCATCCAGCGGCGCGCGCAGCAAGTTCGAGTATGTCGAGTTGGTTCACGCCGCCTTCTCCGTCGAGGGGAAGAACGCCTGTACCGGAACGCGGAGCGTGATCATCTTGCCGAGCGCGCACAGGCGGAACGCGACACTCGGATTGGCCGTGCCGACTCCGCCGATAACCCCAGCGATTTTCACTTCGCCGGCGTCGTCGGCATCGTCTGTCGGACTGAAACCCGCCGACCCTGCGCCGTGGCTGTGCAGATCGATTGCGAGGCTTTCGTCGTCAGCGAGCGCCGGCCGGTTGATGACAATCTCGGTAGGCGTCGAGCTGGTCACTTCGACTTCCCGGTACACAAGTTCCTTGCTCGTGTTGTTCCAAACGATCCATGCGGCATGTTCGTTCGGCGCCGCCGCGGTGGCGTCAGCTGCGAACCTGCGGAGGTGCGGTTCGGCGGCGCCAATGCGGCCGAACGCGAATTCGATTTTTGCGTCGATCGAACCGTACGGCGGACGCGGGCCGGTGCGGTCGATAGATGCGATGGGCTGAATCAGGTGCAGCCAGGGACGGCGGATCTCGACGAAAAGTCCGTCGGCCGCGAGCAGGAAGCGGTGGCCGACGTCGAGCAGCGGCGCAAACTCGGCGTGACGCGGGACCACGGCGACCGGCGCGCTGTCGAACAACGCTTCGTCGAGGCCGATATTCGTGTCGTCGGCGTTCGCGGCGATCGGCCGCGACTGGCCGGCCTTCACTTCGTCGGCAACCGCTTCGCTGAACGCCTTGAGCGCGTCTCCGAGCGCGCGCAGCGTGTCGGTTGTGGTTGCTTCGAACGATGCCTTGATTTCTTCGATTTTGCTGGACATGTCATTATCTCCGTTGCGTGAGACGTTGAATTGCGGATTCGACGGTCAGGTCGAGCGCGACCAGCCTGTCGGTTGGGAATTCGGCGCCGTCGAGCAGCTGGCGCCAGAGCGTGGAAATGCTGCCGCCCTGAATCAGCTTTGGAGAGTTCGGATGGGTGAATCGGCTGCGAAAAAACTCATCCTCGTATTGCTCGATGTCTGCCGCGTTTGGCTGCCGTGCGACGTCGACGTTGCCCGTGCAAACCGCGCCGGATGAACTGACGTTGTAGTGTGGCGATTGAAACAGCTGCGTGTCGCTGCGCGGGCGCGCGTTGTCGGCGAGCGCGTATACGTATCGGCTCTCACCTTGCGCAATGAACAGCAACGCGGGTTGTTGTGCGGCGCTGCTTCGCGTGCCAATCGGCTTGTCGGCCTTGAACCAGACGTGTCGAGGCCCGGCCGGCGTCCACCATGCGACCGTGCCTGCGGACACATAGATCACTCGCTCGTGCACGAACCCGTGTTGCTCGGTGTGCTTTGCTGCGGCCGCAACGAATGCCGCGAGCTGGCGTTGCGTGACGGGCTGGCCGGCAAGCAACGTAGGCGCTCCGTTGATCATGCGCGCGGTGTGCCGCGTCACGTAGACGTGCGTATCGGATTTGTTTCGGTACAGTAGTAGTGCCGAGTCCAGTTCGAGGTGCGTGCTGCCTTCGCAATAAATATCGACGGTAGTCATACGCGCACCTGTACGGCAAGAGTTTCCGGAACGCGCAGCGCGAGCAGGTCGAGCAGTGCTTCGACCGCCTGCGCGAGGCGTGCCGTGTTGGCCATCCGCGCGAACCAGGTGCCGATCTCGTCGTTAATCAGCGATAGCTGAACGATGCACGAAGCGTCGATCGGGTCGGCCTGCATTTCGCTTTCGAAGAAATCGTCGAGGATGCGATCGCTGCCGTCCTGCTGATCCCAGAAGAGATATAGCGAATAATCCACGACGCCATGACAGGCGTCGCGACAGTCGACCTTGGCGAATGGCCCGCCTTGGACAACCAGGCGATGGATCTCGTCGCAGGCGTTGATCACCGCCGCAGCAGTGTCGTCGACCAGGGAGGCGTAACCCACGTCGGCGGTACTCAATACCTGCACCGGTTCGGCAATCCACTCAGGCGCGCCGCGGAAAAACTCCGAGCGACGCGGGACCGAATACTCCTCAAAAAAAACCTCCGCGGTGGTTTGTGCGGGATCCTTGTCATGCATGAGCATTAGCTCTTCCAACGCAGCGATTTCGTCTACATTGCCTTGCCAGTATTGGTACTCGGCAAGGTAGAGCGTCTCGCGCGGCGTGCACACGCCTGGCAGGTAGTAGTGGCAAACCTCGTACAACACGGCGAGTACGGTTTGGCCCAAGCCGGGCATCACGCCTTCGAGGTGGTTGATGCCGGCGCTCAGGTACCGACATGGCGCGGATCCTGCACCTTGGTTGGAATGGATCGAGAACCATGCGCTTCGGGTGTCGCCGCTGGCATAGGGGGTTGGCGAATATCGTTCCTCGCTGACGCGCAAATTCCACTCGAAAATCATTAGCCCGTCGGTGCGGGCGAGCCATTCGCGCGTGATCGCGATGCGCGCCAATTCCGTTTCGTCGCGGTGATCGTTCGCCTGCTGCGCATCGACGTCGGTCAGGAGGTTGCAGTGCATGAGTGCAAGTGCAAGTGCGTGCGCGAAGTTGCCGTCGCCGCCTTGGCTGGCGCTGGCTACGTATCGCACCGGCACATCGGCCGCGACGCGTGGGAGAGTGAGCGCGGACGCGATCATGGCAGCACCGGCAGCTCAGACGACGGCAGGCGCAGGCGCGCCGACGCGCGATCGTCGTATCGGATCACGCGATTGACGCGAGTCGCGAGCGGGCTGTTGACGTGCTTCGCGCATGCGCGCGGCGTCGCCTCGCCCGCGAACGTGTTTTCGAGCAGGTGTTTGCAAAGTTCTTGAAGCGTCATGCCGGGCACCCGTAATGCGAGAACAGCGCACCGATGAACGCGATTTCCGCGTCGAGCAGCGGGCAGACGTGAGCCGCGCTGAACCGGTCAACCTCGAGCAGATAGGAACGGATTTGTGCGGGCACGGCACGGCCGTGCGCGAGGATCGCGTCGATTTGCGTTCGGACGTCGGTAAACGGATCCGCGCCTTTCGTGCCGACAGCGCGTCGGAACGTGTAAACGTTGCGATTTCCCTTCACAACCGGGCCTTCGATCTCAGCGTTGGTCAGTTCGGGATAGGTTTGCGAATAGAAATCGCGAACCTGCTGCAGCGTGAAAGCCGGGGCAGGGTCGGCGAGCTTGGCGCCGTTGTACGAGAATTCACGCGAGAGCGTTTCGATTTGCATTTCTTTGTCTCCGATCAGTACATGTCGACAGCGTTGTCGGACGTTTGCGGCTGCGCCGCGGCCGCGGGTTCGGCAACTGCCGGCATTTCTGCCGCGAGAGTCTCGTTGCCGGTGCCCGGTTGGCCGGCGTCATCGATGCGCATCTGCCGCGGATCGGTTGCGTCGGGGGGCGCACTGGCGTTCGAGGGCGGGGCGGTGCCGTCGCCGGCCGCAGCGGACTTCGGGGGACGTCCGCGGCCGCGCTTTCCGGGAGTGCCCGCTGCGGTGCCGGTGTTCGGTGAGGGGAGCGCGGGCGCGGCATCGGGCTGGTTTGCAGCGGCGCATGCGCGTGCCTGCTCGAGCAGCGGCGTGGCGCCGGGCGCGTACACCTCGACCGCGGCGGCGAATTCGGCGTCGAGCTCCTCGGGCGTGGCCAGCAGCGACAGCGGCCAGCGCTGCTTTTCGCCCTTGCCATTCGGCATCGGCGTAACGTTGACTCGCAGGTTTTCGGCGCCTTCCGCTGTGATCAGAATATTGATGCTCGTCGTCTGAGCGAGCGCGTGCAGTGACGTGAACAGGGACATGCGATTACCTCTCAGGTGAAGTCAGGCCGCGAGGCCGTCGTAGTTGCGATCCGCGAAATCGGTATCGCCGGGATAGCGGTTTGAACCGTCGGCTCGATGCCAGCAAAGAAGGGAGCCGCGCCGGTGCGGGAACCAGTAGCCGGCGCAGTCGCATCGCATACGGGTCGTATTCCGGCGATTCATCCAGTGGTCGACGCGGTATTTCCGGCGGTTGCATATGCGGCACGCCGGCAAGCGCGTGTAGCGATCGGGATGGCGGCGCAGGCATCGGCGCGTGGTGCAGTGCGTGCAGCGAACGTGGCAGCGCGGCATCGATCAATCCTCCGCGTCGCCGGCCTGCAGGCGCTTGATGTCGGCGCGAGCAGCTGCCCGGCGTTGCTCGCGTGTCTCGCGTGCACGGGCCGACGATTCGAGTGTTTGACGAACGCTCTCGCGTTGTATCGCCGTGTCGAAGTCGCCGCGCATGCGCAGCAATTGCCACTCGACGCGCAGCAGATGGGTTGGCAGGTGAGCTTTCTGCATGGCCGACTCACGTGCGGTACGTACCCGGGCTCGTGGTGTCCGGCGCTTCACTGGTGTAGGTCCACGCGATGCAACCGGCGCCGACGGCGAGCCAGAGCAGCACGATTTTCCAAAGGGGCATGGGCTTATTCATGCGCACCTCAAATACCGAACGCAGGGGCGATCGCGCTGGCGATCAAGTAGAGCCCTGCAAGTGCAACGAAGGGGTGCCAGTCGCGCACCGGCAGAGCGCGGGATTTAAGCCGCGTGAATTCGGTGCGCCAGATCAGGATGGTGTGCATCGGAACCTCGCCTATGGTGTGGGCAGCAAAGGCGCTGCGGCCAGGGCGAATTTAAGCACACTTAATCTGGAGGTGCAAAGAAAATTTAGCAGGCTTAAGTTGACGCGCGGTCTAGAGTGCGGGCATACTGTTTATCCATACAGTATTGTAAGCCGTTTGAAGAAAAAGACTGAGGGTGCGCTTCGATGAATTGCGACGCAGGAATGGGCGGGGGCCGTTTCAATCCAGGGGATTTGGCCGTGATTAGCCGATGTGCGAACACGGCACATCTCGGGCTATTGGTGCGGGTGATGGGGCCGCATGCGACGCCCGATTACGATTGGGACGTCGAGCTGATGGGGATGCCGGTGGAGGGGTACGCGGCCGGGCACGACCGCGTTGGAATATTCAGGTGCGCGGCGGTTTTCGACTGGAACCTGAGCCGCTTGGCGGAGTCGGCGCGTTCAAATCGAGCAATTCGCCGCGAGCTCGCTCATGCATAGCAAGGACCGCCTTCAGCGGCGCGTGTATCGCGGTGACGGCCAGCTCCGTCATGCCCAGTGCTATCGCACGCTTTAGATCCGCATAAAACGCCTGAGCCTCGGCGGGTAGATCATCCTGGGCGTCTTTCATCGGCCCGCGCTTTTCCCAAAGCCATTCGGGCCGAACGCGCAGGAATCGTGCAACGCCGAAGACGGGCGCAGCCTTCAGATTTTCGACGTTCACTTTGCCGCTCGTCCATTGCGAAACAGCTGACGGGGAAACCCCTGCCTTTGCGGCGATTTCCTTATCGTCGATTGACGATCCCAGCTCCGCCTCTCGAAGTTGCTTGGCGTATCTGAGTCGTCCTACGAAGGTGTCTAGGTCGTTCATTTCAGCAGGCTAAACCTACGCAAGTAAGAGCACTTCACTTTTGAAATTAAGTGTGCTTAAATCACGCCCATGGAAAACGACCTGCGCATCGTATACGCGAGCGAAATCATTGATCGACTGGGCGGAACCGGCGCCGTCGCCATTCTCTTCGAGATTGACGACGCGGCCGTGTCTCAGTGGCGCCGTAATGGCATCCCGAAACCGCGAATGCAGTTCATTTCTGTTGCGCGGCCTGATGTGCTTGTTGGTCTGGGCGCAGGAGATTCGGATGGCCGGGCGGGCGTGTGTCGACCGCGTTCGCTTGATCGCACCCGTGCTCGGCTGCGACCGCGTCGCACGTCCGGCGCATGAACGTGGCAAACGTCCGCGTTGCCTTCGCATTCTTCAGCGCGCGCGTGATCGCGTCGCGCATGTGTCGTTTGAGTTCTGGTTTCGGGGTTGCTGTTGCGTGCTGAATTCTGAATTTCCGCGTTTTCATGATGTTGTCCTGTTTGGCGATGGGGCAATTCTCTCGGAAACGCGAGCACGTTAACAGTATGAAAAACGGTGAAATTCAAGGGGTAAACGTGGCTCACCACTACAGTCAAACCGCATGGATTGACGTGCTGTATACGTCCGTGTCCAACACGCCCGGGAAAGTCGAGGACGCCGCCCGGTTTCTCACCGAACGGCGAGGCACGAGGATTTCCGGCGAGCATCTACGGTTGCGGCTTCGCGAGGTCGAGGGCGCGCGCATCACCGGGGAAATGTTCGAACTGCTGGTCGAATGGATGCTCGAAAAGAAGCAACCGCATGCGCTCGATGCGGTGTACGCGTTCAACGCTCGATTCGGGCTTGTCGCGACGGAAACGGTCGCAGACGCAGATTCGGACTGCGTCCGCGCGCTCGTCGATTCCGCGCTTACGGTCAGCACCAAAGCCGGCGGACTGGCCGAAGAGGTCCGCCGCGCCGCTGACGATGGGGTGATTGAGCCGCGCGAAGCGGAAGCGATAGAACAGGTGGGGCGCGCAGCACAACGCCAGATCGAACAGACGATTGCAATCGCGCGGCGTTCCGCGCTGAGTCGCCGCCGTCGCCGCGGCGCGTAATTCACCAATTCCCGGAGGTTTTCCTAATGGGCGCACACGACCCATTGGATGCGCACGCCCGTACATCCGCGCCGGAAGCGGAGCAAAGTATTCTCGGCGCGCTGTTGCTCGACAACGGCGCGCTCGAGGAAATTGCGGGCGTCGTCTCCGAGACGGATTTCACAGTCGGCGAGCATGCCGTCGTGTTCAGGGCAATACGCGAGCTAATTCAGCGGGGCGCAAGTGCCGATGTCGTGACGGTTTTCGATCGCCTGCGTTCCGTCGATGCAAAGATTGATCAACCGCTCGCATTCTTAAATGACCTGGTGCATGCAACGCCGAGTGCAGCAGGCGTTCGACATTACGCTGAGATTGTCCGGAACCGCTCGATATCGAGGCGGATGCTGAAGGTGTCCGAGCGGCTACGCGATGCCGTGTTGAAGCCCGGCGGCAAATCGCCTGCCGAATTGCTGGATCTTGTGCAGGGCGAACTGCTCAAAATCGCCGACACAAGCCAGTCGGCCAACGACGAATTTCGCCCCATATCGAGCGCGCTGACGGCAGTCATACAGCGCATCGATGAGCGCTACCACGCTGGTGGTGCGGCACAGATCGGTGGAACGGCCACGGGATTTGTCGACCTGGATCGGCATACCGACGGTATGCATGGGGGGGAGCTGATCATCGTCGCTGGCCGGCCATCGATGGGGAAAACTTCGCTGGCAATGAATATTGCTGAGAACGTTGCCGTGTCGCTTGGTCTGCCGGTGGCGGTACTTTCGTTGGAAATGCCGGACGAGCAATTGGCGTCGCGCATGCTGGCCGGAACGTCGCGCATCAATCAGCACAAGCTCAGGACTGCGAGCCTGCGCGACGACGACTGGTCAAAGTTGACGCATGGAACACAGGTTCTCGTCGACGCGCCCGTTTATGTCCTCGACAGCGCGTCTATCACGCCGCTGCAGCTCAAGGCGAAGCTGCGCCGATTGCAGCGGCAGATCGGACGCAAGCTCGGCTTGATCATCGTTGATTACCTGCAGCTGATGTCGGGGGATGGTGGGGCGGGTGAGAACCGTACCAGCGAAGTGTCGCAAATCTCACGGGAGTTGAAAAAAACAGCGAAAGAGTTCGACGCGCCAGTGATCGCGCTCTCGCAGTTGAATCGCGGTCTCGAGCAGCGGCCAAACAAGCGGCCAATGATGTCGGATCTTCGTGAATCCGGCGCCATCGAGCAGGATGCAGACGTTATCTATTTTATCTATCGAGACGAGGTGTATAACCCGGACAGCGCAGACCGAGGGATGGCCGAGCTGATTATCGCGAAGCAACGTAACGGGCCGCTCGCGACAGTGCGATTGGCATTCCGAAATGAATTAACACGGTTCGAGAATTTTGCTGAACCGACAGGGGCGTATTAATGGCGGGAGTGCCAACATCATTTACTTGGCGTCGCGCGATGACCGCGAGCGACTTGCCGGGTACGACAAAGCTCGTCCTATTCGTCATTGCCGAGTATGCCAATTCGATCGACGACACTTGCTGGCCGTCGATCGATGAGATTGCCGGGCGGGCGACGTTGACCGCGCGAGCGGTGTCGAAGCACCTCGGCGTGGCCGAGCAGGCGGGGTGGATCAGACGGTGGAAGTCGCGAAAGGCCGGAAGGAAGTGGGCGCATGGCCACTACCGTCTAACGGTGCCGGAGGACGTCGCCCGACGCGCGCGCGATGATCTGAGCTTCGACATTGCGGGCGCTGGATTCGACCAGCAGGAACCACGTTCAGGTAACTCGGGGGACTTCAAGGAACCACGTTCAGGTAACTCGGGCGAGTTGCCGGAACCTGGATCGCCTGCCGCACCGGAAGCGGGCGATTTGGAGGGTAATTCGGGGAGTTACAGGAACCACGTTCCAACTAACAGCCCAATAAACAGAAATTACGAAGCCTTATCGCTCTCTCAAACGTCGTCGGTATACCCGGGGGGCGAGGGTACAGACAGAGAGGGAAATCGTCAAGAGGGCATCGAGGCGATGACGGCATGGATGGCTCGGCGGCTTCGCGATAGTGATCCGGGCGCGAGCGACCCGAATATTCGCGAATGGGCATCGGATGTCGACGGCATGCTGGCCGACGGGTTCGAGCCACAGCAAATCGTAAAGCTGTGGACATGGGCTCTGCAGGACGGATTTTGGTGCACCGTGATTCGGTCTCCGGCGCGCCTTCGAAAAAATTGGGATCAGGTGCGTGCGAAGCGAAACCAGTCGTTGAAGCGCGAACAGCTGCCCGCAAAGCAGCAAGCGCACGACGATCGATGCTGCGCGCACGTCGACGACGACGGCACGCGATGCACCATCGTCGCCACGTCCATTCTCGGCGCGGGTTCGACCCGTCGCGGTTATTGCCGGCGGCACGTCGGCCTTTATGAAAATTGAATCGGGGGAAGAATGTCGATTGAAAAGCGATTGGAAAATTGGGCGCGCGCGCAACGGAACGGCGGAGGTGAAGGCGGAAGCGATTCGCTTGTGGCGAGCATCTACTTTCCGTCGGTCGGCGGGCGTTCGATCGATTCAACACTCGATCTCGAGGACGCGAACAAGGTCGAGGTCGCGGTGCGGAAGCTGATGCCGATGGATCGCAAACTGCTGCAAATGCACTACGTCTGGTGTAAGCCGCCGTTCGTGATCTGCCGTCGGCTCGGGCTGAAGGTGCGGCCGACAACAATCTTCGATTTCGCACTGGCTCATGCGAAACGTGCCGTCGAGGAGCGGTTGGTGATACCTCCCGCGCGGTACGTTTCGGTGCAGACCATCATCGATAAGATTGCGGAAGATGTTGCGGAATCGAAATAACTGTTCTACACTTCGATCCACAATTTGATCCGGTGAGTTTTACCGAGTGCGTGCGGCCTTTGCCGGACCGCTGCTCGCCCGGAAGAATCACGAAGCCCTGAGTGCGAAAGCCTCGGGGCTTTTTGCATTGGGGTTCGCGATGGCGAAGAAAGCGCCGACGCAATGTCGGCATTACGGTTGTGGCCGACTGGTCGCGACGCCGGGCTACTGCACCGAGCATGCAAGCGAGGCGGTCGGTTGGCAATCGGATCGCCTGCGTGGCTCGCGTCACGCCCGCGGATACGGAACAGCCTGGACAAAGCTACGACGCGAAGCGCTCGCGCGTGACAACGGGCTCTGCGTGCCGTGTCGGAAGAAAGGTCGGATCGCTCGTGCAGTCGCAGTCGACCACGTCGTGTCGAAGGCCGAGGGCGGAACCGACGAGCTCACTAATCTGCAGTCGATCTGCAAACCGTGTCACGACGCGAAGACCGCGGCCGAAGGCGCGCGAGGTCGGGGTCGCCGATGACCGGGCGCCGGCCGCCGCCCCGAACCAGGGGGGGTGGTTTTAATCTTTCGGACCCTTGCTCGGGACCGAACGTTCAGCCGCATTTTTTCGCGGACCACTTTTTGAAGAGGGGGGGGTTAAGAAAGCCGCCCCACAGAGCCGATCGCGCAACGCGAGATGAGTTTTTCGTCGGCTCGCTTACGGGAAGCCTCACATGAGTCCGAATCAACCGTTTGCCGACGTCGGCGGTGCCGACGAGTCGCGCGCGTCGGGCGGCGGCGTTGGAAAGGCGATCGAATCGCCTCCGCCGCCGCCCGGGGTGCATTTCGAGTCCGCGCATCGCAAGGTGTGGGATTACCTGTGCCTTGCGTTACGCGCGGAGGGCGTTCCGCACCGGACTGCCGGTGTTGCGCTGTCGATCGTGTGCGTCGACTTCGTCCGGTGGGTGAAGGTCGAGTTGCAGCTGCGCGATTTCGAGAAGATCAATCACGGATCGTTCATGGTGCAGACGCCGAACGGTCATACGCAGCCGCATCAACTCTATTACGCGGCAAAGTCGCTGAAAGAGGGGCTGCTCAAGTGTCTACCGGAAGCCTGCCTGACGACGCCGTCGATGCTGATCGCGAAATCGAAGATGGAAGATCCGAACCCGCAGGACGACCTGTTCGACCAGCTGCTCGACCACGCGCGCTCGAGGCCGACGAGCTTGCCCGCCTAACGCCGGCCGTTCGGCATCGGTGGGATGTCGAGTATGGCCTGCCGGTGTTGCGAGGTGAGGTTGTCGTCGGCGAGTTCGTGTTTCTCGCGGTGAAGCGCCATTACGACGATCTGATCGCGGGCCCCGCGCGCGGCATTGTGTTCAGTGCACCGCATGCAGCGCACATCATCGACTGGATCGAGAAGCAATTCCTGCACATTAAGGGCGCGCTGGCTGGTCAGGCGCTCGTGCTCGATCCGTGGCAGCGGTTTTGGACCGCAGTCATGTACGGATGGCGTCGCGTCGATACGGGCCTGCGTCGGTTTCGCACGGGATACGAGGAGGTCGCGCGTAAGAACGGTAAATCGACGTGGAAGGCGGGCCAGGGCGACTATCTGTTTCTGATGGATGGGGAGCAGGGCGCGGAGGTCTACACGATTGCGACGACGCGCGAGCAGGCGATGAGCGTGTTCAAGCCGGCGCTCGACAACTACCGGCGTCGGTGCCGGCGATCGAAACGGCTGGCGCGGTCGATCAGGGTGTACGACGGAACCAACCAAGAGCGGATCGTGTTCGGCAGCAGCGTGTTCAAGCCGCTGCCGGCGAATGCGGAATCGCTCGACGGGCTGAACCCGTCGGTTTGTATGGTCGACGAGCTGCACGCGCACAAGACGCGGGAAGTGTGGGATGTGATGGAGTCGGCGCTTGGCGCGCGCCTTCAGCCGTTAATTTCGGCCATCACGACGGCCGGCTACATCCTCGACGGAATCTGCACAGAGATTCGCATGTATCTCGTCATGATCCTGCGGGGTGACAAGGTTGACGATAGCTTCTTCGGCTACATCTACACGCTTGACGATGACGACGATCCGTTCGACCCGGCTGTTTGGATCAAGGCGAATCCGAGCTTGGGTAGTGCGAAGACGGTCGAGTACATGCGTGCTCAGGCGACGAAGGCGGCCGAGCTACCGAGCGCCAAGGCTAACTTTCTCACCAAAGACCTGAACGTCTGGGTCAATGGTGCATTGAGCTGGTTCGACATGCAGGTGTGGGACCGATGCGGTGCGCCGTTCGACCCCGCGATTCTCGCCGGTCGGCGCTGTTTCGGTGGACTCGACCTGGCGAGTACGCAGGATTTGAGTGCGTTCGTGCTCGTCTTTCCACCGTACGACGACGGCGGGGATATTGTCGAGGAGCTCGGCCCGGACGGTGAATGGTATTTCGTCGCGCATATTTTCGCGCCCGAGGCGAAGGTCAATACGCAGGAGGGTAGCGACGCCGCGCCATACAAGAAGTGGGCCGAGCTTGGATGGCTGACGGTAACGCCTGGTGCGGTGACCGACTACACGATCATTCGCGACACGATCATTGGCGCGTGCAAGAAATTCAAGGTACAGGACATTGCGTTCGACCCTTGGAACGCCACGCAGATCGTCAACGAATTGCTCGAGGCTGAAATTCCAATGGTCCAGGTGCAACAGAACATGTCGGGCCTGTCGCCAGGCGCAAAGCAGCTCGAGCGGCTGGTGTACGGCGGCAGCATGCGGCACGGGGGAAATCCGGTAATGCGTTGGTGCGCGAGCAATGTGACGCTGATGCTTGATTCGAATGACAACATCCGGCCCGACAAGAAAAAGTCGCGGCCGAACGGGCGCATCGATCCGATCGTGGCGGCGTGTATGGCAACGACGCGCGCGGTGACGTATCAGCCTGACGCCGATCCGGAAATCTACATCCTATGACGAACGCAACGAGTGGTGTACCGCGCGCGAATGCGAGCGGATCGCGCATCCTGAATCAGTGGAACGCCGACCGGCAGGCAGCGAAAGTGCAGGCCGCAGCAGTGTCGACTAGCGAGATCGTGCCAGGGACGGACGCGTTCGAGTGGATGACTGGCTTGCAGATGCCGGGCCGGCCGGTGAGCGAGCGCGGGGCAATGAGCGTTGCGACCGTGTACTCATGCGTGTCGCTCATCGGTGGGGCGATCGCGGCGACGCCGCTGGTTGAGTATGTGCGCGGTCCGGACGGTGTCCTGCCGGTCGAGTCCGAGTATTGGGAGCTGTTGAACGAACAGATGCATCCTCGGTGGTCCGCGGCGGTCGGCTGGGAATTCGGGGTTCAGGGCTTGCTGCTGCATGGCGACCTGATGTCGCGAATTCATCGCGTCACTCCATGGTCGCCGCGAATCGAATGGATCGAGCCGCTGCATCCGCTGTCAGTTTGGCCTGATCTCGTCGACGGCAGGCTCGTATACAGCTATGTCGATCCGGCCAGCCACACTGTCGAGACGGTCGACCAGGACGACATGATCCATGTGCCCGGTCCTGGTTTCGATGGTAGGCGCGGCCTGTCACAGATTCGGGGCGCGTTGCGCGGCCCGGTCAACGTGTCGTCGTCGTCGGGCGAATTGATCGGGTCGATGCTGTCGGAAAACCTGCGCCCCGATCTCGTCATCCGGACCGATCAGAAACTCGGCGAGGATTCGATTGCACTGATTCGCAAACAGTGGCTGCAGCGGTACAGCGGCATACACAACAGCACGGCGCCGGTCGTACTCGGCGGTGGTATGGACATCAAGCAGATCACAATGTCGGCCGCTGACGTCCAGTTGATCGAAAACAGAAAGCTGACCGACGACGACATCTGTTCGGTATTCGGCGTTATGCCGCACATGATCGGACGCAGTGACAAGGGCACAACGATCGGCACGACTGCCGAGCAGCTGGCGAAGCATTTCGTGAAATACACACTCGGACGACACCTGACGAAAATCGCGCAGGAGATCGGCCGCAAGGTCGTGCGAAAGCCCAAGCATTCCATTCAGCACGATTACACGGCGCTCGAGCTCGGCGACATGAAGTCGATGTTCGAGGCATTTCGTATCGCGCTTGGCCGCGCGGGCGAGCCGGGCTGGATGTCGCAAAACGACGTGCGGCGACGATTCAACATGCCCCCGGTGCCGGACGGGAACAAACTCAATTCAGGAACTAAAGATGCGACGAAACCGAATCCTCCAGCTGCTGAGTGACAACCGCGCGGCGCCGCGCGCCTTCAGCGTGAAGGCGAGCGATGACGGCACGGTTGCGACTGTCTACCTTTACGACGTCATCGTGGCCGACGATTGGTGGGGCGGCGTTTCGGCGCAGTCGTTTGTGCAGGCGCTCGCCGGGATCACGGCCGACACGATCCATCTTCGAATTAACAGCCCGGGTGGCGATGTGTTTGCCGCACGCGCGATGGAAACGGCAATTCGTGGGCATTCCGCGCGGG